CCGAGGCGTCCCATATCTTGATGCGCATGCCGGCGGCATATTTTTTGTAATCATCACCCGGCGCTGTCGGCAGCACGATGGTCAGCGTGCCGGCGGTGTAGGTCATACCGGCCGCAAAATCCACCTTGCCGCAACGGTATGAGCGCATGAATCTAATGTCATGGGTAAACTCAATGGCGCCTTTTTTCTGCAGGCCGGCTGAGAGCTTGTCGACCACCGCGCCAACCAGCGCAAACACCATGTCCGATTCCTTGATAAGGAGCTGCACGCTTGGCTTGGCCACCGCCAGGCTGTACAGCGTCTTGTCGCCGTCATTTGCGGTCTTAGCGCCCAGGGCCGCCTCGTACAGCACATTGTGCTCCGGGTCCGCTGTTTTGTCGTCGCCGATGCGCGCATAATGCTTCAGCGAGCAGGAGCCGGCGGGAAATGCGTCATTGAAGCGGTCGGCGCGGGAGCGGGAGTTGACAATCTCGGTCGACTCGGTGAACCCCGGCTGCTGGTTGAACTGCGGCACCGCTGACAGGCGGATTGCCGTGGAGCCGGCGAAGCTTGCCAGGGCCAGCGTGCCCTTGGTTGCTTCTTTAAAAACAAATGCTTCGATTTCTTTTGTGCGTTGTATGTCGTTGGCCATGAGTAAAATCTCCTGTTAGCTATCAGCTGTCAGCAATCAGCCTTCAGCCTACTCTTTATCCTTTTTGCCTGTTTTCTTTTCCGGCGCGTCCAGCGTTACCCGGAACACCGGGTCGTCCCGGAACTCGCGGGCCAGAACCTCATTGACGTCGACGGTTTCTCCCGGCTTGATTTTCAGCTTGCCGATGCTGCGCTCTGTTTTGGAAATGTTTTTTATTGTTGCCATGGTGTATCTCCTAAAAAGGTTTCAAGGATTCCCTTCGGGTCTGAGCCTCAGGGTCGAAGACAAGGGGTCCAGGGTTCAAGCCTCGACCCGGAGCTGCTGTTACTCGATATTAAAGCTGAGCCAGGCAGACACCTGCTGGCGCAGTACGATTCGCTTTGATTCTTCAAATACGGCAATTTCAGCTTCCGGATAATCACTCGACCGGCCGCTGCCGATAACGCCCTCGACCCCGAGGGCGCCCAGCGCATCAACGGCGTCATATACTTCATCAATCAGATCGAGCGTGCCGGGCAGCGCGGCGCTGCCGATTACGCTTGTTTCCGGGGTCGATAAAAACACTTCGGTGAAAATGAAAAAATTAACTTTAAATTCAGCTATCGGGTCGAGTTCGCCGTTTCCCTTTTTTCCGCCGTGCACAATGCCCAGCAGCGGCATATTCCCGGCCAGGGAAACCACCAGCTCAAACGCTGACGACGGCAGTATTACCACAGACTTAAAGCTCGGCAGCAGCGCCGGGAGCTGTGTTTTATAGGCGGTTAACAGGTCTTTATGCTCTTGCATTATTTGTAATCGTTCCAGTTGTCGCTGCCGGGCTCAACCACGGCGATGGCCGGCCCCGGATCATCAGCTTTTGACTCGTCGGTATTGTCCACCGCAGCGCCCCACTGGGACCGCAGCAGCTCCACCGCGTTGGCCTTTTTATCTTTGGCGATGTTCTCGTTTTCACCGCGCGAATACATCTCGTAGAGCGCGCGGTTCAGCAGCGCCTGGTCGATGATGTCATCAGTCCAGTCGATGTCCGCCAGGGCGATCCCGGCCTTGGTCGCCTTGGCCTTAATCCATATCTGCGCGCGCTCGATGCAGCGCGTGGCCACCGCGTCGTCACCGCCGGTCAGCGCCGCGTACTGATATTCTGACAACTCGTTTTTGAGATCGTCGTATGTCATAAAAAGAGTTCCAGGATTCCCTTCGGGTCTGAGCCTCCGGGTCGAAGACAAGGGTTCCAGGGTTCAAGGGGTTTTTACTCGGCCCCTCGAACCCTTGGCCCCTTGGCCCCTCGTTACGCTATTACCGTTGATTTGCAGATCGCTTTGGGCACCGGCACCGGGAACGGCTTGCTATGTCCTATCAGCTCGACTCCGCTTGGGTTCTTTTTCACTTCCTGGCTGATGAATAAGGGCATGGGCAAAAGGCCCGCTTCGATGTCATCAATGGCGCAATAGTAAAACTTGAACGGCGCGTCAATGGCGATGCTGAACAGCTCCTTGTCGCCGATAAACTTAACGGTGGTGCTGGTCAGATAATCGTAATAGGTCCCGGTCGCCAGCCGAATTACAAACCCGGCGATATTGATGCCCTTCTCGTTTACCTCTGCGGCTATGTTGCCCTTTGCCGACAGGCTGATGACCTCGTTCGCCAGCGTGGTGAACGCGGTTATGCCGCACAGGTGGATGATCTGGGAGCCGGCCCCCGCATCCTGCACCGTGGTGACAAAGCCGATGAGATCGGCTAAAATTCCCGCCAGGGTTTTTGCGCCGTCATCCCACAAAGTGGTCGGGTTGCTGGTGAGGATCGAGCCGAATGATACCGAGTAGGTGTCATAGCCGCCCTGCACCTTCATGGGATAGGCCAGCGCTCCGGAGAGGCTCATGCCGCACAGGGCCTCGCAGGTGGCGCGGATGGCTGAGCGGTGCAGCTCGACCTTGTTGTTTCGCCACTGATCAATGCCGCCCTGGTTCAGGAGCTTCATGTTGTTCAGCTCCGTTGCTGTAACAAAATCCTCCACATCAACCGGCTGCGGCTCGATGTAGGAGATGGCCTGGGTGCTGGAGGGCATGGGCACGGCCGGAGTTCCGCGCCGCACCACCGGCATGTTTTTTATCACGCGGCTGATTTCATTCACCCCGAGCACCGGCAGCGGGTGCTGCACGCGCTTTGCCTCGGGATAGATGAGGTCCATGATTTGCGTCCTGACCGGCGGCAGCAGCTCAAGGGCTGATGCAATCGATGCCGGGGAAAATACTGATCTGAGATCTATGTCCATAAAAAGCTCCTATAAAAAGGGTTCAAGGTTTCGAGGATTCAAGGGTTCAAGGTTTTTTCGGGTTCACTCGAACCCTCGGCCCCTTGGCCCCTGGGACCCTGCCTATATTGCGTACACCTGCGGTTCCATGCGGGCAAAATCCGCCGCTGCCGCCGCCACTGCCGCGACCAGAATGTTTGCCGCCACAACCGTGCCGTGCACTATCACGCGGCCCACGGTTTCCTTGGTGGTGTCAACCGTCTGCACCAGCACGCCTTCGGGCTTGTTGGCGTAGGTGGCAACCACTTCGGCCAGGGATGCCGGCGGCGCGGCAAATTTCACGCTGATCGCGCCGGTCTTGTAGTTCACGTAGCCGTCGCCGTCGCCCACCAGGTTGCCCTCGCCGTCATCAACCAGCTCCTGCGTGCCGTCTGAAACGCTCACGCTGCCCGGAGCAACTGGGTATGATGCCAGGATGCCGGTGAAGCGCTCGACTGCTGCGTCACCGTCCCCGAGATCTTCCTCGATGTCGTTGTCATAGGCGACAATGTCGCCGTTTGAGTCTTTCGCCACCATCTGCCCGACATTGATGGAGCCGTTGTCTGCCTTCATATCCAGCGGCAGCACGATGGCCGGGTGCGTGCCGTTGATGATTTGCTTGTCGATTACGCTCTGTGTTCCGAGCTTTGCGTCAAAAGCCATTGTTCATCTCCTAAAAAGGGTTTAAGGTTTCGAGGATTCAAGGGTTCCCTTCGGGTCTGGGTCTCAGGGTCGAAGACAAGGGGTTTATGGGTTCACTCGAACCCTCGGCCCCTTGGCCCCTTGGCCCCTGGGACCCTGCAGTTACTGTACATCAACCTCAAGTGTCAGCACTGCGCCTTCCCAGTTGGTCATGGCGGCGGAGTTGTTCACCAGTGTGACATATAAAAAATCTCCGTTAGCCAGCACCAGGTCCGCGGCGGTTGCCGACAGCGTAAGGTCGCTCTGCGTCAATGCGGTTAGCGCCTCGCAGTCAACGGTCGCCGTGCTGAGCATATTGTCCCCGGTGGTGGCGCTGATGTCGTAATTAGTGAGCGCCAGGGTCGAGGTGCCGTCGGCGTCAACCGGGATCACAACGCATTGCAGCGTGGCCGATTTCAGGGTCATGGCCTTGTCCACCGCCAGCACGCCCACATAGGCGGTGCCGTTTACCGTGAACGCGGACAGCGGAACCGATATCAGCTCCCTGTCGGGAAACGTGATGCGGTCGGTGTCGGCAAATGCGGCCCCGGCCTGGAACAGTAACAGCGCCGCAATCAGCGCAATGCAGATGGCGTTAAACGTTTTTTTAAGCATGGTTAAAATCCTCCGTAAAAAGTTAGCTGTTGGCTGTCAGCTGATAGCTGTCAGCTCCTTACTACATGCACTTCACGAGCTTCATGGGATTGATCTTGTCTTTCCCGTCACCGGCATCTCCCAGATCAACCGCGCCCGGCTTTACCGGCAGCGGGATTGACCTGAAGATATCGATCAGCAAATCAAACGCCGAGACTTTCGTTTTTTTGCCGGCGGCGTCTGCCAGCTCGATTGATTCATCAATGCCGAGGGTGTCGGCAAGCTCCATCACCCGGGCGTGCTGGGCTTTCGGCACGCGGCCGCTGATAGCGTCCTGCAGCTGGCTTTTCTTTGCCGCGCGGGCCTGTGTCAGCAGAGTGGCAATCTGCGTCTTGTTGTCGGCCAGTTCCTGCCTGAGCTGCTCATCGCTCTCCGGCTTTTTGCCGTCGCCCGGCTGGGTCTCTTCTTTTTTCTTTTTGGGATCAGTATCTTCCATGTTCTTATCCTCCTTCGTTTGTTTTGATTCGTCGCCGAACGTCCACGTTTCCGCGATGTCGGCCATGTTTATTACCTTGCCGTCCAGCACCTGCAGGTCCCTGATGCACGGCGGAACCGCGCCCAGGAAGGCCAGGTGGTGCAGGTATTTTTTGCCGTCAGGACCCTTGCGGATTCCGACCGACCATTTTTTGTACAGCCCTGATGCCTCGGCGTCTTTCAGCAGGTCATTCAGCTCCATATCCCCATCGAGAACTCCGCCTGCATCCGCGAAAGCCGGGTTGCTCACCCAGCCGAACGCCGGCATCCAGTCGGCAAGATCGTGCCCCAAGGTAACGGGCACGGGACCCTTATAGGTTTCCACGCACTCCTTTAAATCCTGCGCGGTCACGTTCACTTTTTTCTCGCCGTACACGCCGACCTTTGCCAGTTGGATTCTCATTTTTTGCGCCATGTTCTCCTCACTTCGTGAGAGTTTTTAGTTTTAAGTTATGAGTTTTGAGTTGCGTGATTTAGTATTTTTGTTTCTATCTCGCCGAGCTCTTTGTCCGTCACGCCCAGATACGGGCGGGCCGGGATGGTTACCTTGCGCCCTCTGCCGGCCTGGCCGCCTTTCTGGTGAATGCGGCCGTATACCTTATTTGTGCCAATCGTCGCGCTGTTAGCGTCAGAGCGCGTGCTGATGGATGCTTTCAGCCCGGCCTGCGACCGTATCAATATCTGGCCAGGCCACTTTCTCAACTTAACTCGCTGCCTGATGGTTGACGCCTTCAATGCCGTCCATTTGGGCCGCCCCTGCTGCGCAAAATTCTCCTCCATGGAGTCCATGAGAATGCCTGCAACCTGTCGCATGCAGGGCGTTAAATCCCGCATGGCCCCGGCCACCTTCGGCAGCGTTATCTCCATGCCGTTTTCCGTCTGTTTAAAAGAAATCTTCATAAAATCCTGTTAACCCTGAGCCTGTCGAAGGGCTATTTTCCGGGATTATAATTCCACCCCGGCCCGGTTTTTATCTGCTGCCCGGTGCGCCAGTCGGTGAAGACCGCAACCTGTTTTTTCTTTCCGCCCACTTCAACCTCTTTCTCATGTACAAGCCCTTTTGACGCTCGCACCATGAGATCACGCTCTTTCACATTGTCCGGGCTC